CTTGTTCTTACATAGGTCCAACGAGATTGAAACTGAATGGACACGCTGCTCATGTTCCGACAACTTCGGCAGGTCACGCTTACGAAACACGTTCAACTGCAGGATAGCGTACTCGTCGGCGTTGAACTTGCCGTCGTCCATGCCCCGTGAAGCACCACGGGTGCTGCTCTTCCCCGACTGATGCACCAACCCGACCGGCATGTTCTCATGCTCGGCCCACTCCTTGATGCCCTTCAGCACGTTCGACACACCCTCGTAGCCGCTGGCAAACGGCATCTGCTCCAGAAAGTCAATCATCGTGAACTGCGGACGAGCCTGCCAGTAGTCCTCGCACTCGGCCAGAGCCACCGACATCTCAGGAAACGGCAACGCATACGGGAAGATCTTGACGCGATCCAGCCACGACCGCTTCGCTTCCTCAATCTCCCCGAGGTACGCCATGTCCGACGACTGCAACGCCTCTTCAATCGAAGCAAGGTTACGCTGGTACAACAGCGCATACAGTTTCGACACAACAAGAATCTCAGGCTCGTCGGGTGTGAAGATCACCGCATGGAACTCAGGGTCGGCCTTCAGGTTCTTCACTATGGACGACAGCAGCACCGCAGACTTGCCTGTGTGGGCACGACCTGTAACGACCAGAACATCGGAGGGCCACACGCCACGCATCTTCTCATCGATACCGGGCAACCCGAGGTAGTAACGATCCTCGCTGCCCGCAGCGTATTCGACCCAACGGTCGACGGCCTGCGATGTGGGGCGAAAGTAACGGTACTCCCCGTTGTCCACCCCGACATCGACACCCGCTAGGCGGGCATCGATGTCGGAGGCGGACATAAGAGCAGCGTCAGAACTCACCGCTGGAAGGCGTACTGCTGGAGCGCCCCGCGGCGACCGTCCCAGTCGAACGGGACGGCATCCGCCTGCTGCTGCCCACCCGCCTGATCCCACACCTTCAGCGGCACGTTGGAGTCGCCGTCGTTGACCCACAGGCCCACGTTGCGGGCGACGTTGATACCGATGTGGTTCAGAGCCTCGGCAGTGACAGAGAAGTTCGGGAAGTTCTTCCCGCTCTTATTCGTATCAGTGGTGCCGTCGGCGTGTTCCTTGACCTCGTAAACCCTGATGACGCCGCCGTTGCCGTCTGACCATTCGTTCGGATGGAACGCCAACAGGTTCCACGCAGCCTGCTTCGTGTCGGACTCCTTGCCGACACAGAAGTCCACTCGGGGATACACCTTCCCACCCATCGCTGGACGGGCAGCCATTGACTGCGCTGTCGGCCCTACGGGTGCGCTCGGTGGTGCCGTCGTAGCATGACCCTGCGTGGGCGCCGAGGGGGCGCTAGGCGGATCACTGTCAGGTCGGGCCACGCCGCTTTTGAGCGTCCGCATGACCACCCCCGACTCTGACAGGTCGAACTCCTGACCTGCCTGCTTCAGCACCTCTGCCTTGATGTCGTTGAACAGCCCCTCTGCTTCAACGAGGATTGACTGATCGTCAAACGAATCAGGGTAGGTGCGGGTGATGCTGAGTGTGTAATCAGCCGTCTCGTATGGGGCTTCTGACACCTTCTGTGAGAAGGTGACGGAAACCTCGGTGGATGGTTCTGTCATGTTGTCTCCCTGTGTTACCACGGGTCAGAGCCAAGGTGTTTCCCTCGGCATTCTCCAGCCTGCCACACGGGGCACCACTTCGGTGAGCAACCCCACCAGCCCCAACGCTTCGGCCAGACCTTCAGGTCGGACTGCAGCAACTCTGCAGCCGACCAGCACAAATCCTTCAACGCTTCAGTATGCGCCTCAGTTCGTTCGATCTCTGTCCGCTGAACGACCCCGTCGACCAAAGCAACAAGGTTGAACGCCGTAGACCCGAACGCCGCACAATACACATGCGACTGCAAGTCCCACCGCTTCTTCTCCCACGGCTCATGCTTGCGACTCGGGTTCTTCCAATCCCATATCGACCTGTCCTCGTTGATCCAATCAGCAGTACCAGTCACCACCAAACGAACCCCGTCCCGCTCATCCAACGTAAACCGAAACTCCTCCTCCACTCCGACAGGATACAGCAACGGACGCACTTCCTCATACCAAGCAAACGAGTTGTTGCGGGCCACCTCAATGATGCGTTCGTGGCTATCTCGCCATACGTCAACCGAACCAACCGACTCAGCAAACATCTCGTCTATCTTTTCCAACATGACCTCAAAGGAAGGATCCTCCCCGAGGATCATCAAACGCCCCACATGCTCAATCGCTCCATGCACCAAGTTGCCACGCAGCATATCGGAACTTTCTTTCTGCGTAACCAACCCCATCCGATCCTGCCGTGCCCACTCGGGGCAGTTTGACAGGGTGTTCAGCCAACTCTGGCGGATCGGAATCTCAATCATATGACAGTGTACCTTTCCCTTGTGACGGTGGGGCGGTACCCGAGGGAGCGGATGGGTACCGCCCCGTTACCGTCGCGGTCGCGCCCCTGAGGGCGCGCCGCAACCTTACACGCACCGACTCACCCCTGTCAAGCATTTCCATTCGGCGGCGTCGCACTTGGCGCAGATGTCGTCGTGGTTGTAGATCGACAGCACGGTCGTGCAGCCCTTCGACTCGCAGATGCGACCCTTGGGCTGTGGCCCCGTGTACCGTCGCCCACGGTTGTCGCGGGTGATGGTTGCGCTCATCTTTCGTCCAACACATCTGGCAGGGTCATGCCGTGAATTCGCTCATGCGTCGCACGGTTCACCATCGCATGTGCCCGCGACCGTAGGACGCCAGCACGGCGTCCCACCTCGGCGGTGTTACCCACCCGTATCCGCTCGTCAAGCATCGACTGGCGACGCACAAACGCCACGGCGATCTTGAGATCCTCAAGATTCGCCGCCACCTCCGTCGCATACAACAGGTCAGTCGCGCCTTCACCCACTCCGTTGCCGTCGATTCGTTCTGTCAACCTAGCAGCGAAGGCAATTGGGTCAACAAGGAGCGACGTTTGTAGCCCATTTACGTCAACTAAGATGTCAACAAGGGGTACGGGTGTATTTACCATAGAAAAACTTCTTTCTGGTCGTCTAATGATTGCGACATATCTACAATGTATGTCGTCAATTCCTGTATCTTTACCTGCATTTCCAGCAGTATTTCCTCATTCGGTGTCGCCATTTACTGCCTCCTTTACCTTTAGAAGTGTGGTGGTGGCGTCGTGGAGGATGTCCCACAACGCGTCGGAGTAGAGATTCTCACCTTCCAAGAGCGCCCGCACGGCATCGTCATGCAGTTCGTCGCAAAACGTCTGCAGGCGGTCGATAGCGGCCTTCGTTGATGCCCGCTTTTCAGGCGTCATGGGATGTAACGATGCTGGCGACCAGCAGGTTCAGGCTGCGTTCTATGCGGCGCAACGCTTCGATCAGTTCCCGATGGTCCCTGCCAGCAGTGTGCCTATGCGCCCACTCGCTTTCGCGGTAGCGCCGCTGCCCTTCGTTGAAGTCGTGTGCTGATTTATCTAGTGACATATCTTCTCCCTATTGTCTGCTCTGTCTATACCACAAACTGTCCCATTTCTCACCACAACCTAGACTGCGGATACACGGGATCAACCATCCCATCAGGGCCGTAGTCCTCCCAGTGTTCCTGCAGGTAATCGAACACCTCCTGCGACGGGTTCGGGATATGGAACGGATCCATCGGCCCCCCGCTAATGGCGTTCGCCAGTCGTTCATTGTGCTTGAGCAACGAATTGAACAATGCCTGCCCCTTCCGTTGCCCATACAGGTGGACAAACGCGGGCCACCACCGCTCGTAATCATTTACGAACTCGGGGTACCCCACCGCCACCCCGCTCCCGCCCCGTCTCCCGCTCCCGCTTCGCCTTCTGCGCCAGCCACCGCTGGCGCTCCAACTCACGCTCTCGCATCACTTCCCCCCTCGTCATGGTGCAGTCCAAATCAGTTGGCGTCATATCAGGCATCGCCCTCCTCCTCGCCCTCCTCGTACACCCCGCCCATTACCGTGTCCCAGCACCGCCAGCACACATACCACCCGCCACGGTCGGCCAGCAGCACCTCCCGCTCATCGGCGTCATGCTTCGGGAAGATGTCTTGCACCAACCCCTCCCGATTCTCCCACCGCATGTAGTCGGCGTTGCTCACCTCCACCGTGTCGGACTCGGCACAGTGGCGGCACTTCGCCGTCACGCTCCGCACCGATGGGGGCCACTCCCCCATCACCCGACCCCGCAAGCAGTCCGCCACCGCGCCTCATCGAACCGAGGGTTGGCGTTCGCCAACACCTCGGCCAACTGCTCCGCCAACCACTCGGCCTCACACCGATGCTCGGGGTAGTCGTCGCTGAATCGGTGCAACACCTCCGCCAGTGCCTCGAAGTCTCGCCGTGTCATCACGACGCCACCCACCCGCGCAACGCCGACACGATATGGCGAGCCTCGGTGCCACGACCGAACGCCGTCGTCCACTCCACACCAGCCCGCCTCGCCACCCAGTAGAGGAATGTGAGGTTGTTGACGCCGTCGACCGACTCCAGCAACTCACCCTCGGGTGAGAAGATGCTGCCCTTGGGGGTGCCATCGGAGTAGTGCGTATGCACCAGCGTCGCCTCGTCCAGTACCTCCCTCGGGAAGTGCGGTTCGTAATGCTCGGGGTCGATGATCGAATGACCCTCCCCGACGATGGTTTTGTCGGCCAACGCCGCCTCCACCAGTTCTTTCGTGATTTCCATTTCCTGTCTCCCTGTCTCTAGTCGGTGTACGCACCGACGATAGCACACCCCACCGACACAGTGGGCGACCACCATCCACACATAACAGCCGAGACGGTGCTACCCTGACAGCCGAGGCGATCCCCAAGAGATCGCCCACAGCAAGGGAGTAAGCAATGCACGAAATCCACACCGAGATCGACCGAGTGTTGATCACGACCAACAGCCCGCTCACGGGCATCGGCAACTGGCACCGACTCGGGGAGGAGTACGACGACCGTCTGCCACGCGTCGACTGGCTGTCCGCCCTCGGACTCCGAGACGGCGACAACGGCCCCGAGCCTGACGAGTGGGCGATCCGAGGCTACGAACTGGCACCCGTAGCCGCGGCCCTAGATGCCATCGACCCCGCCATGGGTCGGGTCATCAACCGGCCGTCGGGTGTCATGTTCATACCCGAGGCAGCCACCATCGAAGGCTGGAAAGCCCTCGCCCCGACAGACAACCCCGAGGACATTTTTGACATCGTGCCCTCGTCGTACTGCATCCTGCAAAACTCGGAACTGGCCGACCTCGCCGACATCTTCGCCGAGGCCGCACAAGCCGAGCGGGGCATCGACATCCCCACCCTGTCGGCGGGCACACTGCGGGGACGACGCCTAGCGTTCGTGTCCCTCGGAGTACCCGACGACGCCGCACTGGACGGGCTACCTGCCCGAGGTCACTCGCTGAACCTCGGCACCAGTCACGACAGAACCACGGCACTGGTTGGCACCCTGTCATCCACCATCGTGGTGTGTGCGAACACGTTCCGAGCGAACGTGTTAGGCCGTCCCACCGAGGTCAGCATCCGACACACCGTCGGGTCAACGTGGCGCATCGTGGAGGCCCGAGGCATCCTGCGAGACATGATCGGCGCCGCCACCGAGGTGGACGCCGCCATAGCCCGCCTCATCGACACACCCCTGTCGTTCCCCGCGTTCCGAGACACGGCACTCCCCGCCGTCCTCGGCGACCGGCCCGACGACGAGGGCCGGGGCCAGACGATGTGGGACAACCGGCGGGAGGACATCGGCGACGAATACCACTCCTCGCGTGTCCCTCACCAGTTCCACGGCACCGCGTGGGCAGGCATGATGGCTGTGCAGGGCTGGGAACAGCACTCACGCACCCAACGAGGTGGACGCCACCGTGCTGCCGTCGCCATCGAAAAGACACTCACCAACCGAGCGATGGACGGCTACCCCGCCACCCATGCGTTCATGGCGTGGGAGGCCGAGCGAGCCGAGGACATGGCAGCCGCCACCTCCTACGGTTCCCACACCACCACGCTGGTGGCCGATCACCCCGACACCGACGACACCACCGAGGCCACCACCTCGGACTGGGGCGAGTGGGACACCGTGGTCGACTATCCCGACAGCGAGTAGAGAGGAGCGCCATTCACGGTTAACCCTGCACACTGCCGAGCCGCCCCACCGTCCTGCGAGGGTCCACGGTGGGGCGGTTTCGCGTCCGATACCATGTAGTCCAGGTCCACCCACCGTGGACTGTTCACCACCACCACAGGAGCCACCCCATGATCATCGAAGCCATCCTCATCGGAACCTTCCTATTCGCCGTCATGATCTTCGTCCTCGCCATGTTCGAAGTTCGTCACCGCATGGCCGAACGCCGCGACGACCGCCAAGCCACCATCGAATGGCTCAGCAACGCCCGCCGAGCATTCATCACCAGCCCCACCGTTCACATCTCCGACACAGGCCGAGCCACCTATTACGACGCCACCGAGGACACCGTCGATCTAGTCGGCGAAGTCGAACGAGACGCCGACGACCCGCACCTAGGTGCTTGACAGCGGGCACGCCATCCGCTTGAATTGACCCCGAGGTCATCCCCAAGAGGTGACCCGAACCCAACAGGGAGCAACAGCCATGAACATCAACGGATTAGCAGACATCAACACCGAAGCAGAGATTTCCTTCAACGTGGACGAGGACGACCTCGCCCACATCATCCGCCCAATGGTCGTCTCGCAGGTCGACAACGAGATCGACAACTACGACCTCGGAGAGATGGTCAGCGACGCTGTG